TTGGTGACGTGACGTTACCAAGGCGTTATTGCGACCTATACCCACTTGCATTTTCCAATTTGCATTCTTCATTGCCGCATTGCGTTCACGTATAATTTCGTGTATCATCTGCTTGACTGCAATGCGCTGATCCATTTTAAGGCTCGTCAAGTTGCGAATCATGTTCCTGGCCGAAGCGGCATTCCTGTTCTGCCACGCCTGGAACAGCGTCTTTTCACGAGGGCGTGAAGTACCCGAACTAATAACTTTTTTTCTGTTTGCAATTTTATTACCGTTGAGAATCACCCGATTGTTCACGACGAGCCACACGCCGTGCGGGTTTGGTTTCCCGGGGACAATCTTCAATCTCCCGCCATTATTGACTGGTATGAAATATCCAGGTGGTGCCTTCTTGCCTATATTAATCCACCAATTATTAGTCTTTAATCCATGAGGTTTGTTTGGAATGCGTGTGGTGACATTCACGTTCATTGCTTAAAGGTGGTGGAGAAATAAAACATATGAAGGCTAAAATCCCAGCCGCTCTCCGTGAACAAGTCTGGCTCATTGCGTGTGGAGATCGTCTTTTTAAGCCACACAGTGTCTGACCCGCGGTGCTGGTTCTCCATTCCATTTAAAATTAAGGCACGTCACTCCGTTTAAATAAAAGAGTACATCTATTATATAGAATGGGATGGATTTATCAGATAAGGAATTCACTAAATAACAAAGTTTATATAGGCCAGACTACACAGCATAATGTAGCCATAAGATGGTGTGATCATATCAAGTCTATAAATTCAGACCTCGACAGTTATTTGGTGCGCGCCTTTAGACATCACGGTTTAAACAATTTTGAATTTAGTGTCATTTATGAATTACCTGATGTCGAACTCGATGAAGCTGAAATAAACGAAATATCAAAAAAAAATTCACTTTCACCCCATGGATACAACATACGCGAAGGTGGTTCGAGAGGCAAACACAATTCAGAAAGTATTGAAAAAATTAGACAATCTCATATCGGTAAAAAGCATTCAGACGAAACAAAAGATAAACTTCGACAGTGTAATTTAGGTAAAAAGCAGACACAGGAAACCAAGGAAAAAAATAGACGTGCTATGCTGGGAAAACCAAAATCAAAAGATGCCGTGGAAAAATCGGCTCGAGCCCGTACGGGTCTCAAACGTTCAGTTGAAACAATAGAAAAGATGAAAATGTCACGGCAAATTAATGTCGAACAATGGTCACTCGATGGAGACTATATAAAAACTTATCCGAGTATTAAACAGGCTAGTAGAGAAACCGGATCTAATGATATTTCCAAATGTTGTAGAGGAAAATATAAACAAAGTGGGGGGTTTATATGGAAGTATAAAGATGATGAGTAATGTAAAATAAATGCGCAAAATTTCCATTCCGAAGGCTCTCCGTGAACAAGTCTGGATCACATGGAACGGAAAGAAATTTAGTAATAAATGTAATGTTAATTGGTGTGAAAATATAATATCTGTTTTCGATTTTGAAGTGGGCCACAATGTGCCCGAGTCCAAGGGCGGTGCGACCGACATTAATAATCTTAGACCAATTTGCTCAAAGTGTAATAGATCTATGGGTGATGAATATACGATTGACGGATTTTCCGCTCTTTCAACGCGCCGCGAGCACTCTCACCTGTGGGAGTGTTTCCGGTTAAAAGAAACCGGCGTATAAGTCATAAGATGGCTGAGATCTTTCGTTTCTACCCCGAGGGCAGTACTCTGTTCGTCGAGGTTCTAGGGAATGAATATCTCAAGCGCCAGCCCGCCAACCCAGACGATGCACAGAAGTTTGCAGAAGGCCTCAAGCCCATCGTAGAACAAGTTGAGGATATGATGCGGGCAAAGAATATGCACGAAGTTATGATTCTGAATCTCAAGGGGGTCGGTCTGACGGCTCTGAATCCACAGACGACAACGCAGCTCGTCGGACTTTTGTACACAATTCGTTCAGATGATGAATCATTCATGAAGCGCATTGAGATTCACAACTCCAATCCTCTTTTCGAAATGTTGTACAAGCAGGTGAAGCGTCAATTGCCGCCAAAACTTGTGAATCTAATTACATTTGTTAATTGAAAAAGTTTTAACGGTCATTGGTGCCTCGCGCCAGAATGTCTTTGGGTCTGTCTCGTAAAGTTCAAAAATTCTTTGATTGTCTTCTTGTCTGAGAATCTCTGGTTCCTTCCCTTCCTTATCCTTGAGGCCTACGGGGAAATCCTCGAGAAGCACAGTGTTGAGAGCGAGCAACTCCGGTGAATAAAGACACGCAATTTCGTATCCTATATCAAGATTGAGCCCTTCTGGCTCCGTGCGCACCCAATAATGTTCGCAAATTTCATTCGGTGAAATGCAATATCCATGAACTACTCTCGCCTCGATTTTACGAGTCGCCAAATATTTCATGAGTATCGCACAGTGATGAACAACTGAACCACCAACCTTATTTAATTTAATGCGTTGCGCAATTCTTTTCAGGTCAATATCCATTGAGGGGGGCCCTGAAAAAAACTAGGTTCTGTGTACGCGAGGCCAACGCGCGAATGCGTTCATTCCAAAAAAGCAAACATGGACATCAAGGCTCTTCGCACGCCCACTCACACCGCGCTCGAGCTCGCGACGGCCCGCGCAAGCACGCAGTTGCGCGCGCCTCGCCTCGTGCACTCGGCGGTCAAGTCTGAGCGCGTCTTGGAACCAGTCGCTCGCACAGAAATATGGCGCAGCTATCACGCCGGTGCTATCCGCGAAGGTCACGCGGAGCCTGAGCGCTTTGCCGACGCGGCGGTCCGCTCGCATGAGGTTGCCATGCGCAAAAAGTCGGAGCGCGCCAAGGTGCAGTTCCTGACTGACGCCCCCAAGCCAGTTGCAGAGGCTGGCACCCGGCCCAAGGCTGGGGCCAAGGCCGGGGCTGCAAAGTGCCAAGCAAAGACACTCGAAGGCCGGCAGTGCGGGTTTGCAGCCACGTGCGGGTGCTTCTGCAAAAAGCACGCACCCAAAGAGCCTCTGCGCTCCGCCTTCAAGCTCATCAAGGACCGGCGCCGCTTCACCACCGTGCGCCTCAAGGGCTTCCTGAACGTCAAGCCCTCGCGCGTCACCGAGGTGGTCGGGAAGCCAAATGGCCCCGCGGATGATAAGATAGATATGGAGTGGATGATCGTGTTTGACGACGGCACCCCCGCCACCCTCTTTTACAGTCACGATGACCCTTCCCTCCACGTGTGTGGCGAAGATATCGAGGTCATCGGCCGTATTCGCCAGCTGCTTTCGCTCTAAAAACTTCTTGTGGTTTAATAGATATGAACTGGAATTATGTATGGATCGCTCTCTTTATAAACTTCCTGCTCGTCCGCGTCGTCCCTAAAATTCTCGTGAAACCCACGGGCATTAAACCCGTGGATGATGTCGTTCTGTACCTTAATACCCAGGATGGATTTCTCTTGAGTTCCAGCCTGACGCTCGCTCTTGTTATTTTTCTGACGCACTACTGGATTGACAATAATGACTCCGGGACGGTTGCCAAGAGTCCTGACGTGTAAGAGTGATCCCACGTCACGATTCTCTTTTCATAACACTCCGCCATGCACTTCACGAGGCCTTCGTAGCTCGGGTGACCCCATTCGAGTTCTTTTGTGAAGAGAAAATCATCGTACCCAATTGGTCCAAGGGTACACTCTACCATGAAGGGGGTCTTGACATATTCTTTGAGACCCCCATAATCTGTAATAATTACCGGTTTGTTACGGACTGCCGCCTCTACGGCACCCATACCAACCCCTTCCGAGTGTGAACAGTTCACGTAGCAGTGACCCTTGGTGTGCACGTTCTCCATCTGCTCATTCGATAAAAGACCGTTTATAATCGTGACTTGTGGGTGACTAAATTGCACGGGCTGTGTACACGTCGCCTTGAGCAAAAGATGCGCCCGTGGAAAGTATTCAATGGCATTTATCAGTGCATTTATGTTTTTTCGTTTGTCAGCCACGTTCCCAATAGTGTAAAATATATAAGGTTCCGTGACTGGATTGAATCTCGGAACGGGCGGTGCGGTGGCGAACAGCCTCAGAATCCGCCAGTCACCGTGTGGAAATTGTTTCTCCAGTACCTTTTGGCAAAATTCAGATGCAACGTAGAGTGGGGAATACCTACCAACGAGCATCTCGTACAAAGGGTTGACGGTTTCAGTCTCGCATATTGTCATGTAAATCATTTTTTTGCAAAATTTCGCATATTGATCGACGAGGTTGAGCTGGTTCTCAACTGGGAGCACAAATGCAAACCCGGTGTCATATCGCGCCTTGCACGGGGGTTTGTCGAATTCAACATATTCACCACCGGGAACGAGTTCCGAATATCGTTGCGTCACTTGGCCTATTCCCGCCAGTGTCGTTGGCCCTATAAATAGCCAACTCATTGATTTATTTGGCCATCTTATCCTTAAGATCGCTCGCCATCATTCTCGTGGCCAATTCTGCAAACTCGATTTCGGGCGCCCACCCCAGAACCTCCTTGGCACGTGAGGGGTCGGCCTGCAGGTAATCCACTTCAGCCGGTCGGTAAAACTCTGGGCTGATTCGAATGACTATATTCCCATTGACTGGATCGATCGCCTCTTCGTCCTTGCCCGTACCTCGCCAGATGAGGCGCAGACCGACCGCCTTGCTTGCGTCGTGTATAAACTCACGGATGGTGTGTGTGTGGCCCGTGCCAATCACAAGATCCTCCGGCTTCTCTTGTTGAAGCATGAGCCACATAGCCTTGACGTAATCCTGTGCGTGCCCCCAATCGCGGCGCGCTTCGATGTTCCCGAGTTCTAGGACCGGTGGAGCGGTTCCATCCGCAACAGCCTTGACGTAATCGGCCAGACCGAGCGTCACCTTGCGCGTCACGAAATCCTCGCCGCGGCGCTCAGACTCATGGTTGAATAGAATCCCGGTCGATGCATGGAGACCATACGACTCTCTGTAGTTACGCGTGATCCAGTACGCGAAAACCTTCGCAACACCGTAGGGACTCCTGGGCCAAAACGCCGTCTTTTCATTTTGGGGTGGGGATGACGACCCGAACATCTCACTCGTCCCAGCCTGATAAAACTTAATCTTATTTGAAAATCCTGAATTGCGAATCGCCTCGAGAATCCGAAGAGTCCCGAGAGCATCAACGTTCGCAGTGTATTCGGGTTGATCAAAACTCACCTTGACGTGAGACTGTGCTCCTAGATTGTAAATTTCCAAGTGCTCGAATTGTTCAAAAGAATTTACGATTGCCATGAGTCGTGCGGTATCCGTCAGGTCTCCCTCGATCATATGAAAGTATGGATTGCTCTTGAGATGTTCAATTCTCTCGTGTTTCTTCTCTGAACAGTACCGAGCCATCCCATACACTATGTATCCCTTGGACAATAGAAGTTCAGAGAGGTAACTCCCGTCCTGGCCGGCGACGCCCGTGATTAAGGCTGCGTGCATTAATGGTACGGAGGGTGGAGTTTTTAACTTCATGCAAATTAAAAAAAACTTTAAAATATAGATGACGTTGGCAAACGTATTGCTCATGACCGTGTCTGAGATTTTTGGAAACGCGAATTTCAAGCACTATGCATGTGGTGCTGGTCACCGGGGTCATCTTGCGGGTGGTTTTGTCGGGTACGTGGGC